ATTCCATGCCATATATCTATTTGGTTTTAAACTCTCTGCACAATTTTCTAGTGTTGGTCGAAGAAATCCTTCCACCCACGAATCGTAAGACGACCCGTACTTTTTGTAAGATTGGTTTTTATCTTCGCTATATGCCTCTCTGTTGAAATATGGCGGTGAAGTAAAGATAAAGTCGATTTTTCCTCTGTACTTTTGGAATTCTGGGTGTTTTCCAATTTCTTCTGACCCTTCTTTGAATATTTCGTAAGTATTTGTTTCGGAAAAGAATGGATTTCCTCTATAAGTTTTGGTGTTGTAAAAATCTGCAAGAGAAGCATATTTGCTATAACCATCATCCCCAATAAAATTGTCAGGATTAGGGTCAGTACCCACATAATGAATCCTACGGTCATCCCGAACACCCATAGCACCGAGTATGCGACCGCCCCAACCAGCCGATGGGTCGTAGATATTAATAATCTCTTGGTCTTTGATATCATCTGTAAATCTTTCATATAAGTATTTAGCAGTCATCGGTGGGTAATTGACAGCGGGTTGAATGTATCCGATACGGAACGCAGAGAACCCTCTTGGAAACATCTTCTTTCCTTTTTCATATACACGAATGTTGTATCGGTAATCATCAGACATATCTTCGATATTAAATGTAGAGTGATGTCTATATTGTAACCATCCCATATCTTTATATTTCTGTACTTCATCTTTCTTCAAGTTCAAAATATCATCTTGTTCTACTTGGTGGTAGCCACTATTTTTTCCTTCACGGAACTTTACTTCTTCAAGAATAAAATCATATCCCTTGAAAATCTTTGGTGAATTAAAAAATGCATCTATCCAACCATTAGCATCTTCTGTATCAATGATTGCATACTTGGGTTGGTGTGTAAATGCACTCTTTGCATGTTCATATAAACTATCTCTGCGGAAATGTCGCATGCCACCCTTCACCATCTTTTCAAGATGTCGGTCATCTGCAAACAAATCATAAATGGAATAGCCATTATCTTTTTCTGTGTAGTTGATGCGCGTCTGCATCATATTACTAAACCATTGGTCTGCTTCACCACCAATGCGTGATTTATTAATGATAACATCTTTGGGAATATCCGACAATTCATCATCAAATTCAAACTCATGTACAGGAAATTCTGCAATCTTATTAAATTGTTCTATAAGTGCATCTTCATTCTTTCCGATTCGTGGTGGATTGCCAAACTTATCCCATGCTTCCTTGACGGTTTTACGGAGTTTAATAACCCATTCACGAAACTCATCTGGCTTCATCTCAACCAAATCCTCGTAATTACAATTAACTGCCGAATTAATCAGGTAGTCATTTCGTTCGTAAAAATGTTTTGTTTCTGTCATCATTTTATCTTGCTAAAGTTATTCTTCTTCTCGAACACAATATGGTGGTCGAACTTATCAGTCATTGTATCAGATTTATGAGAGATTACAAATACATTTGCTCGATTTCCAAAGGTTTTTATTAGTTTTAAAAACTCCTCTGTGCCAACGGCATCCAAACTTGAGTCGAACACCTCGTCTAGTATCAGCAAATTGCAATTTACACTATTCTTCAATCTGGCAATCTCTCTCCAAGCCAAAAGCAACGACAAGTCAATCCGAAGTCGTTCACCTTCACTAAAACTATGATAGGTAAACTCATCTCTATGGCGACTTTTGATTGTTTCATCAAAGTTTTCGTCTAAATCAAACTGACAAAAGAAATCCATATCCGTAAGATACTTGTTGATGAGTTTGTTCATAATCGGCAGATAATGCTTGATAATCTTTGCTTTGATGCCACTATCTTTCAACATCATAGATGCTATTTCAAAGTAATGCTTGTCTTCTATCTTTTCTTTTCGGTCTTCTACTAGACCTTTACCTTCACCGATAAATTGATTTAGTGCATCTTTGGCGTCTTGAACTTCTGTTCCTTCCACCATTGCATCTTCGATGTTTGATTGCAACTTGCTAATATATTGGTTAGATGCACTAATTTGATTTTGTTTTTCGCTTATTTCTTTTTCGTCTTTGCAAACATCTTCGAGAACAGCATTTATTTCATTTAATTCAATTTCAATTTCTGCAATATCCTTCAATAACCCTGTAAGGTTTTCTTGAAGTTCCGATTTTTCATTATCCTTCTCTTTGAATACTTCTTCTCTGTGGGTATCATTTATATCTTGTTTACAGGAAGGACAACTATCATTCTCTTTGTAGAAATCGATGTTTTTATCTATTGCTTTTAGTTTATTGTTGATTTGCCGTTCAAGATTTTCGTTCTCTAACAACTTCTCTGATATCTTATCTTTGTCTTTCAGTTTGTCTAGTGTTTTATCTATTTCTTTTTGAGATACACTTATTTCTTTTTGAAGTTCTTCTATCTGTGCTTTTGTTTCTTTTATGTCTATCTTATACTCTTCAACATTATCAGCAGATTTCTTTTCAAGAGTTTCAATAAGTTTCTGTTTTGCATCTACCTTTTCTTTAGTGAGTTCTATTTTATGGTCGATGTCTTTGACATATTCTTTTGCCATTTGTAATCTTCCACGAACCAGAGTATTCATGATACTAAACACATCGATGTCTAATAAATTCTCTACGACAAGTCGTCTGTCCTTTGCAGGGAGTTTCATAAACGGCACATAATTACTTGAACCTAATATAACTACTTGACAAAAACTTTTATATGTCATTTTGAGTATTTGGTCTTCTAATAATTTTTGATAATCTTTTGCTTTTGCATCTTGGTCGAGTAAGTCACCATTCCTATAAATTTCAAATATCTTGGGTTTCATTCCCCGTACAATCTTATAATTATCTCTACCTATAATGAAATCAAGTTCCACTACACAATCTTTATCATTTACAGAGTTTACTAATAGGGGTAAAACAATACCTCTAAAAGATTTTCCAAACAATGCATAGGTAATACCATCCAACATTGTGGACTTACCTGCACCATTATCTCCACTAACGAGAGTGGTATTATTTTTTGTAAGGTCTAGTGTTATTTTATAATTTCCTGTCGAAAGGAAATTCTTATAACTCAATTTCGTAAATACTATAATGACAAACTCTCCATATACAAATCTTTGATGAGCCGTTTCATTCGTGCTTTATCTTTCACTTCTTCAAGTGCATCAACTTCATTATTTATAAGGGTTACGGTATCTTGTGCTAAATCGACAATCTCCTCTTGTGTCCATGCAGAATTGTCTAACTCCTCAACAATTGTTATTTTTGCTACTCCACAATCATATAACTTATCCATAAATCGTTCAAACGAATATGGGTGTTCTTTGTGTTCAATATAAAGTTTTACATACGCGCCTTTCATGTATTCGCAATTTAATTTTTCGCTGTCAATTTCACCATCCTCATCGTTGTATGTCACCGCATGGAACATCTTATGAGGATTCGGAATAAACTCAATCTCTCTAGTATCCGTATCGTAAATGTGGAAACCCTTTTGTTCGTGCATATCAGAGAATGTAATTTGGTATTGTGTTCCAAGATAATAAATGTTTCCATTCTCTTGACGGCAATGAAAGTGTCCCGTAAGTACTTGTTCATATCGTTCAAATAATTTTGCTTTCATTCCACCATCATATTTTACACCACGAATAACATCATATCCTTCTAATTCCAAATGACCTATAAGAACAGGTGCTGGTGCAGTTTTAATGAAATCCATTGATTCATCATAATTTTCACTATTCACCCACGGAAGTAATGCAATATCTAATCCGTCTATGTTTATCACTTCTGGATTTTCGTAAATGGTTATTGCATTACAATTTCCAAATAACTCTTGCATAGAATTCACTTTATTAGTATTTCTATAATACACATCATGATTACCAAGAATACAATGCATGTGCATGTCATTCTTTTCTAACTCATCCATAAATCTTGTTCGGATTTGATGTAGGATATTAAAATTGACAAACTTTCGTCTGTCCATCAAATCCCCTGCGTGTATAATTGTTTTAATGCTATGTTCCTTTAGATAAGGAAACAATTCATCATCGAAGAACTTTATAAAATAATCAAAGAAAAGTTGAGAGTCGCCCCTCGCTCCGAAATGACTATCGTTTATTAGACATATCTTCACTTTGTTCATCCTGTAAAATTGAGTCTAGGTTTGTTTTACTTTTGGCTTTCTTCTTAGAAACCTTTTTCTTTTTCTTTTTAGGTGTAAACTTTTTAATGTCTTGTTCATTCAATCGGAAATGTTCTTTGAGTTGGTCTGTTGCTTCTTTTTCTTCTGTATCATCTTCTGACTTTTTCAATTTAGATGTTTCAAAATAGTTCTCTTTGCAAAAACTTCTAATTTGGTCATCATCAGCATTCTCTAACAATTTATATTTGATATAGTTTTGTTTCTTTTCTTTTTCGATTCTTCTTAAAAATGCATAATATATGATTTGAGTAAAATATGAAAATGGGTTCTTTGATTTCTCTGGATTAAAGTTATGTGCATACATCAGGCAATTTTCTATACCATCCCCTATCATTTCTTCTCTAAATGGATAATTCACAAAATTAGGACGATAAGATAAATGTTCTGCAATCTTTACAAAACAATCTCCAATATATTCACCGATTGGTGGTCTTGGGTCATCCTGTTGATTCGCTTGATTTACTAAGACCTTCCATTCTACCATCGCAACAAAAAATTCTTTATTGTTTACATAGTGTTCTTTTTTGATTTCTTTTTTACTCATAATACCTATCTTACATTATTTTTTAACTTTTTCAATAAAAATATTATTTTTTTCTTGACAAAACTCAATTTGTCGGTTACACTTTCAGTGTCCAGGAAAAGAAGGAATATCTATGATCATAAGTAATCGTGAGGGTCTGGGGACCAATCTTCCCACTTTTTACCATAATCGTCAGATGATTTTCTTTCTTCATCGTCTCCAGTATATTTTCCATTTTTTCCATTATTTTTTTGAAACCATGTATTCCAAGGACTGAATGGGTGTTTTGGTGTTTCTTGCTTCGGTGGATTCGATATAATGTCTATCATTTTTTGAACATCTTCAATATCTAATAATCCTGCTTCTACCAAAGACAATAATGCTTCTGGTGGAAGGAACATAGAAATATTAATCATATGTTCTCCTTCTTCTGCATCAGATGGAAATATCGTGTTCTCCATCTCATCATTAAGAATTTCAAACATTTCTTGAATGTTTTCGTCACTTAGTTTGTTCATCATATCATTCAATTTGTCATCAGAAAATGGAAAATCATTAGGAGATTTATTTTCCTTTTTTATATCTTTTGCATCAATGATTTTTCTTGGTGGAGGAGGATTTATATCTTCTTTTTCCTTTTCTAAATCATATAATTCAATCACATT